TGTTTTGAACGAATGTGCAGCACGTCTCGGCGTGTCACTTCGTCAAACAGAAGATCAGCTAACACGCGATATGTTGGCTGCGACAGCTTCCTTCATTAACTGTGTTGGTGGTGTGGACGGTAGATTGGACATTGCCGTCGTTAAATCTTCTCTGATAGACTTGAAACTCGAAGTGGCAATTAGCTAACCGACAACAAGGGGCAAGAATGGAAATTTGTAGTGGTTATGATAAAGAATGCAGTTGCGAAGGTTGTCATGATCGTCGCTGTGAAGAAGTTAGAAGACAAACTGAAGAATTGAAAGTAATCCTGCAATCGCACATGACCAAACTGCAAAGTGAAATTCAGCCTGAACGTAGCAAGCGAGAAGACTCTAGTTTTGTTAGGAAAATAATTAACAGAATTAGAGATGCGGTGCTCTGAGCATGGTCGATAAGATCATGAGAGGTAAGTAGAGAAAGCCTCCGCCTAGCAATAGGTCATAAAGTAACAGAATGGACGTCCCGACTGAAATTACTCGCTCAGATGTTGACACTGTAGTGCGTGCATTGTTGAACAACAACGCATACACGATCATGGACAACATCGAAGGTGAAGATAAGTTCGGTACAGCGCCAGTACGTGATGCGTACTTCGCACTTTGCAGCACTAACTTAACCGGAAACTTGGAGAACATTGCTGGATTCACACAAAAGAACCAGTACCCAGCTCCAATGAACGCGTTGAGAAGTGAATGGGGTGCAGTTGGAAACCTTCGTTTCCTTATTTCATCAATCGGTTCACAAGTAGCTAATGCATCTTCATTAGGTAACACCGTATACAACATCTTCTGTGTTGGTATGGAAGCCTATGCATGCGTAGAGCAAGATGGATACAGCGCAAGCTTTATCTATAGACCACCTATATATGATGGTCCATTGGCTCTTAACGCCTCAGTAGGCTACAAATTCGCTGAAGTCCCGCGTATCACAAATGACCTTTGGGTCATCAACCTTCGCGCTACTTTAGCAGTTTAAGGAGAGAACATGGACGGAACTATTATAGGACAAGGTACTTTTGTCGCTTCATCTTCAGGGTTGTCAAACCCAAATCCAGGCGTTGCATCATATAGCAATGCAGTGCCTGCAATTATCCAAATACCTTCTGGCGCTGACTGGGTGTATGTGTACAACTATACCCAATTCGGTACTGTTGGAAGCGCCGCTGGTGCTTACTTCAATGGTACTGCCAATGGTAGCGAAGGAGTGGAGTTCTACTGGCAACGCGGAATGGCAGTTGGTACAGGACTTGCCAAATATCATGCTGCTGCAACTGAAGTAATATCGAGCGATACTTTTGTATCTGGCGGATTCACTCTGTATGATCCATCAGGACAAGATAGCTCTGCATTGCCTCTTGTAGGAGCTGCTGTGGCAATAAGTGCAGTAACTAACGCGACACGACCTGTGGTCACTCATACAGCTGATGCGTCAGTTGTAGTGGGATCAGTTGTTCGCTTAAGCAGAACTGCTCAAACTGATGTCAATGGCATTGATATGGTTGTTGGAACAGTAACCAGCTCAACGCAATTCACATTACTTACTGCAACTAATCCATTGGCAACTGCACCAGGCGCTATTGGTGGTGCTGGATTCTACAGAGTGATTAACGTTAATCCACTCTTCTATCCACGCTCACGTTATGTGGTAAACATTACACAAGCAGCGAATGCTCAAGTGTCTACTTCCGTCGCTCACGGGTTAACCGTCGGTCAAGAAGTACGCTTCAACATACCTGCTGTTTCTGGAATGGTACAACTCAATGGTACAACTCAGAACAATTATCAGCCTGCAATAATCTTGAGTGTTGTTGATGATTATAACTTTACGATCAACATCAATACGACTGGATTCACTGCGTTCACATGGCCAACAATTGCACAACAACCAAGCTCATTCCCAGAAGTAACTCCAGTAGGCGAAGATACTGCGACAGCGCTTTCTTCGACTGCTGCCCAAACTCCTTCTATTGGTGGAGTTCAGATCTTCAATACCAATACAGGTATCTTGGCTGACTCTACAGTCAATACAGGATTCTTGGGAATGGTTCTCGGTGCTGGCGGTAATGGTAGGGCGTTAACTACACCAATCATAGGACCTGCTGGTGGAATTTCTTGGTCTTCAGCAAACGTTGCAACTGGCGATACGATGTACTGGCGTGCTGGTAAATCTACGTACGGTGGACTGTAACTAAAAGAAGGCAGGAGAGTCGTGTCTGCTACAAACGGCTCTCCTACCTTCTGTATCTATGAAACGGTACGTACTATACCACTCTTATTAAGGAAGTGCTATGACAACTGAAAAAGAATCAACTGCCAAGCCAGCAGAAAAAAAAACAAGAGCAAACTATCAATACTTGCGAGACAAAGATAAAGAAAAAGTCAGAGGAATATTCAAATACTATGAGGTTCCCGGGGGAACATTCTCTTTTGTATATGGTCCTATTTATAAAGGCGATACCACTGAGCGTTATGATTTTGAAGATGGCAAAGTGTATTCCATTCCTCTCGGGGTAGCCAAGCACCTCAACAAAAATGGCTGGTACCCAGAGCATAAGCACGCCACTGATGAATATGGTCGTTCAATTGCCGTCATAGGTATAAAACACCGTCGGTTTGGGTTCCAAAGCTTAGAGTTCGTCGACATCGATGATCTGTCTCAAGAAGGTGAACCACTAGCAACCGTAGAAAGACCGGCATTAGTAGGAGTGTAACATGCCTTCTTACGTTCCTTCGTTCTCGTTTACCAATCCTGTCTACAAACCCGCTATGCGTGTCATAGCGGGAATCACTCAGGCACCCCAATGCACAGTTACTACAACTGTTCCTCATGGCTATATTGTGGGAACCATAGTGCGCCTAGATATTGCTCCTACTGGAGGAATGCTTCAGGCAAACCAGCAGACTGGCAGTATTATTGCAGTTCCGACACCTACTACTTTTGTGATGGATTTAAATACGACACTTTTTGATGCATTCACAGTACCTTCCGTGTTTCCCCCGCCGTATAATGATTCGCAAGTAGTTCCGATTGGGGAAGATAACGACATTTTAACCGCTGCGGTGGTTAACGCACTCAATCCATCATAAAAGGAGAGCCTATGCCAGCACCTGATGCAACCTTACAAGCAATACAGACGAAAGTCCGTCGCATTACACGCAGTCCGTCGGAAGCACAACTCACGACTCCCGATCTTCAGAACTACATCAATACCTTTGTGGTGTACGACTTTCCAGAACATCTACGGATGTTCAATAACCGTACGACTTTTACGTTCTACACTAATCCAGGACAAGATCGCTATCCAACTGATGAAGTATCATTTGCAGGGGCCATAAACAACCCGCTATATAACTTCCAGAACAAATTTCTTACCATTCATGCACCTGTGTACATGGCAGGTTATAACTCATTCTTCACCCAGTCGCGTGAGCAGTTCTTTGGTATCTATCCGAAAACTAATAGTATTGCTGCCACAGGTGCTACCGGCGATGGTATAAATACCCAATTCAGTGGCGTTGTTAATACCGCTCAATCTAGCCTTGTTCCAGGCCAATCTAACCAAGCTGCTGGCATACTCCAATTCGAGGTGCTCTTCGATTCTATAGATGCCAATGGGCAAGGATTAGCTTTGGTAGACATCCCTGTCGTAGATCCAGCAACAGGAAACAACACTCAGATTGGTAACCTATATGATCCTAACAGCGCTTTATATAAAACAGATCTTGCCACTCCTCCGACAGTTCCCTTTATAGGACCACTCGCCCCTGGCACAGGATTCATTAACTACAATACAGGACAGTTCAATATAAGTTTCACAACGCCTCCAGCGGCAAATCAGCCAATCAATAGCCAAACAGTATTCCAAGTGTTGTCACTGCCACAAGCATTACTCTATTACGACAATACATTCTTTGTACGCCCACTTCCTGATCAACCGTACAGAATACAGTTCGAGGCGTACATGCGGCCAACGTTCTTGATGAGCACAGGGCAAACACCACAGCTTGAAGAATGGTGGCAGTACATTGCTTATGGTGCTGCAAAGAAGATATTTGAAGATCGTATGGATCTAGATAGCGTAGCTCTCATACTTCCTGAGTATCAAAAGCAAGAGCAATTAGTGTTACGCAGAACAATAGTCCAAAACACCAATGAACGTACGGCAACGATCTACACGGAGCAGACCTCTGGCTATTCTGGTTCTGGTTTCTGGGGCTGGTCTGGAGGGCCTTTTTAATGTGTGAATTAACTTTATACGCGGATGATCAAGATCAATTCGCAATGGAAACATTCAGAATATTCCAGAAACTTGTGGCTCGCCAAGAAGCTGCAATCCAGGATCAGCAGTTTATGGTTAGCTTCCTCTGCGTATTGGTGGTTCTGCTTATTATATTCACGTTGTGCACGCATATTTATTATTGGAGAAAATAATGGCGTATCAGAATAACATTCCCCAGGCGACTGACGCGCTCTCGCAATCGCAGTCAGATATTCTCAACAACTTTGCAGCAATCTCAACATTCGTGAATGTGAATCACGTTGACTTTGCCTCTGCCGATCAAGGGAAGCATAAATTTATAACATTCCCGGTTCAAGTAGGAGCTCCTGTATTTGCTGCAGGAGAAGTTGGTCTTTATAACCTACTCAATGGTACAACAGCGCAAAATGAGCTTTATTACACCAATTCTTCAGGAACTTCGTACCCTATCTCAGCAGCGCAAACAACAGGGGCACCGACAGCTACAGCAGGTTGGACCTATCTGGCTTCAGGAATGAAAATGGTATGGGGACAGGCGACTATAGTAGCAGGGGGAACAATCACCGTTTCGTATTCAAGCGTTTCTGGATTTCCTGGATTTACGACTGCAGTAATGTTGCCGCAATTGACACGAATGTCTTCTTCTGCGACAACCACAAACTTTGTGTCAGTAGCGCCTAAATCGCCTGCTGATTTATTAGGATTTAGGGCATTTAGTTCTAATAATGGAAACAATGTCCAATTTGCCTGGATGACAATAGGAAGATAGGAGCTACAATGCCATTTGATCGTTTTTTTATTGGACCACTACAAACAGGCTTGCAGAAGAATCTGCGTCCATTTCTCATTAACGATGATGCTTTTGAGAAACTACAAAACGCATACGTGTTTCGTGGTCGCGTGAGAAAACGATTTGGCGAACGTCTTATGGGAACTGGTTGGTCTAGTGCAGTTACTGAACCACTCTTTTCTCGGCTGCGAATACAGGTGGGAACTATCGGAGCTCCGGTAAGCCCAGTACCTGGTTCTATCTTTAAAGTAGGTCAAATGTTCTCTGCTGGTGATCAGATATTTACGGTATATCAAACAGGTAATCCTGCTGCCATGTTGGCTACTGGTCCTGGAACAGGAACCTATAGTACCACTACAGGAGCCTTTGCATTAGCAGCAACTGGTCTTGGAGCAGGGACACCAATATGGTTTTATCCTGGTGAACCAGTTATGGGTCTCACTGTGTACCAGAATGGCCCTATCAATAATCAACCAACTTACGGATTCGATACACAGTTTGCTTATCTATTTGCAGGTGGTTTCTGGCAACGATCTGGAACGGTACTACTACACGGTACCAATCTGAACTTTGTATGGACTGAAAACTATCGCGGGGTAACTCCAGGAGGAGCTCCAACTTTATTTATATCCAATTACCAAGTTACCAATCCAAACGGAGCAGGTACTGCTACCGATGACCCAATATGGTATACCCAAGACGGAACCACATGGACTGCTGCAACTGGTGCCAATGCGTTTTATTTTGCTCCAGCAGGCGGTGCAATTCATACAGGGCCATTTGTTGTAACATCTCGACTTATAGTGTCATTCAAGAATCGATTGCTTCTTTTAAGCACGATAGAAAATGACAATGGTGGTGGACTCGGTACAAATACTGCTTATGCAAACCGATGTCGTTATTCATTTAATGGATCCCCCTTTGCTCGTAACGCTTGGTACGAACCGAACCAGAAAGATACGTCAGGTGGCGTCGTTAATAATAACAACATAGCCGCCGGTGCAGGGTTCATTGACGCTACCACAGAAGAACAGATTATATCCGCCGAATTTATCAAAGACCGTTTGATTGTATACTTTGAGCGCTCTACCTGGGAACTTGCCTACACCGGTAACTACGTGATCCCATTCGTCTGGCAAAAGATCAACACTGAACTTGGATCAGAGGCGCAGTTCAGCACTGTTCCGTTTGATACAGTCATACTCACCATGGGCACAACAGGCGTTCATGCCTGTTCAGGCTCCAACGTTGAACGTATAGACACGAAAATACCTGACCAAGTATTTGAGATCCAAAACAGAAATCTTGGCGTACAGCGAGTATA